CCTAAACGCTTTTAAATGGTCAGCAGACAAGTATGGATACGATCTACAGGCTTGGTTGTATATGCAATTATTCAACTGCACCAGGTTTACCTTTTTAGTAGTTGACAAGTCAAGCTGTGATATTGGTATATTTGAAACAACAGATGAGTTTTTAGAACGTGGTAAGAATAAATTTATACAAGGTATTGAAAACTATAAATACTTTTTTGAACAAGACAATGATTTAGATCAGTATGTAATGCGAGGCATATTATAAATTGTTTAACTAAAAAAAAAGAAAAGGTATTAACATAAAAAATAGCGGTAACCGAAAAGCTAATAGAGTAGGTATTTAAAAAAAAAGGTTAAGAGCCTTAATTATAATGATTAATATAGCAAAAGTAAAAATGATTAAAATTTCATCTATTTATACTATAGATGGTAACAGGGAAATTAATGAAAGCCACGTACAAAAAATGTACAATCTTATTAATGAGAATGGTTTTGCAGACACACTAAAAGTAGCAGAACATAATAATAAATTTTATTGTTTAGAAGGGCAGCATAGAGTTGAAGCACTAAAATTACATAATGTTAATGAAGTACCTTGTTCGGTTATTGACTGGCTTGGTTATGATTTTGAAGAAATACAACAATATGTTATAGATTTAAATGCACACAATAAGCAATGGAATTTATACGACTACACAAAATCTTGGTCTGATAAAAAAATATTTGAATATGTACATTTAAGAAACCAAATGATTAATTATCAAAAAACATTATCAAATGGAGTTGTTGCAACTTGTTATGATGGTGTTACAAGATCACACCCAGCATTAAAAAAAGGGAAATTAATTTTTATAAATAAATCTTTTTCTGATAGCTTAACTGATACATTGTCAAATATGGTAGCAAAGTTTGGTAAAAGTAAATTACCTGCTCAGATTTTAAGAAATGCAGCAAAAAAGATAGTATTATATAAAAAAAACAAATATAATTTATTAAATGCTTTTCAAAAAGCAGCAGCTAATCATATAACTATAAACAAAGAACCTTTACCTGATGGTGATGTTAGTTTTGACTTTTGGTTTGAAAATGTAGTAATGCAATATTGTAGTAGTAATGCGTAAAGTTAAATCAATAGATTCAGCAGAATGTAAAGAATGGTTTTTATATAAGCATTACGCTAAAAGGATGCCATCAATATCATTTAGTTTTGGACTTTATATTGATAATGTGTTGCAAGGGGTTTGTTCTTATGGCAGACCTGTTGCACACGTTTTAGTAAAAAATGCTTTTAATGGAAATTATCAAGAAAATTTTTTAGAATTAAATAGATTATGTGTAAATAATAATTTAAAAAAAAACACATTATCTTTTTTTGTTTCACAAACATTAAAAAAAATACCAAAACCTAAAGTTATAGTTTCTTATGCTGATACATCAATGAGTCATCACGGATATATTTACCAAGCTACTAACTGGATTTATACAGGTTTAAGTGTAAAATTTAGTGATTATATGGTAAAAGGATATGAACATAAACACAGTGCATCTATTTTAGATATGGTAGGTAGAAGTGATAAAAATGGTCATATAGATAAAGTTAAATTATTAAAGCAAAAGTTTGGAGAAGAAAATGTATATATGGTTGATAGACCACAAAAACACAGATATTTCTTTTTATTAGGAAGCAAAAAACAAAAGAAACAAATGATTAAACAATTAAAATACGAAGTTAAACCATATCCAAAAGGCAATAACAATAGATATGATTCTAATTATAAACCAAGAGTACAATTAACAATGTTTTGAATAATAAACAAATAAAAGAATTTTACCTTATGGCATTACTTGATATTAGCAACGGTGCAAGTTATCAAGAAATGTATGAAACAATGAAAATGTACGAACAGCACGAAGAATACGAAGCCTGTGCAGGGATACAAAAAGCAATAAAAGAACAATTTGAAATATGACAACACAAGAAATTAAAACATTAGTAGAGCAAGAAACAAACAACACATTAAACACTAAAACACGTAAAAGGGATATAGTATATACCAGAGCAGTTTACTTTAAGCTATGTAGGATACACACACAACAACCTTTAAGTGATATTGGCAAAACCGTAAATAAGAATCACGCTACAGTATTACACGGTATTCAGCTATTTAATACTGTGCTGTTAGAATACGAACAAAACTACTTGGAACTGTTTACTAAACTTGATGCTAAAATACGCAAACAAACAGGCAAGAAATTAAGACACACACAAAAGTTACTGAACGCTGAAATGTACTACAGAAAAAAGTACACAAGGTTGTTATTAGAACACAGGGATATAAGCCAACGCTATAGAAACTTAAAGAAGTTTTTAAATGTTTGAATACATAACTATCTTTTATTTAACAGCTATTGCAGCACTATTAATCGCTTTCTTTTTTAACAAAGAATAGATGACTATAACAAACGAAGATAATATAGAACTTATGGCAAGGTATGAAGATAATTACTTTGACCTTGCTATTGTTGATCCTCCTTATGGAATTGTTGCTGATAAAAGGCAAAATAGGTTGTCAAAAGATTTAAAAATTGGTAAACGAGGAAAATATAAAAAATATAAAAATACTAATTGGGATTATGAAAAACCAAAACAAAAATATTGGAACGAATTAAAAAGAGTTAGTAAAAATTATATTGTTTGGGGTGGTAATTATTTTTATGCTTTAAATGAAACTGGTGTAATTGTTTGGTATAAAGGGGATAATGGCTCATTTAAACAAGGCGAATTAGCAAAAACAAATTTAAAAACTTTTAAAGTGTTCCAATATAGTAGGGCAGATGCATATATAAATGATTGTGATGCAAAGATACACCCAACACAAAAACCTGTCAAGTTATATGAATGGTTGCTTATGAACTATGCGAAAAAAGGAGATAAAATACTTGATACACACTTAGGCAGCGCAAGTATAGCAATAGCTTGTCATAATTTAGGATATGATTTAACAGCTTGTGAATTAGATAAAGAATACTATGAAGCAGCAATGAAAAGAATAGAACAACACAAAGCACAACAAAGGCTATTTTAACAAAGATTAGTTTTTTTTATTGTTATATAAATCAATAATGAATTTTTTTGATTATGGATAAAAGAAAGTTTAACGGTGGAAATAAAAATGCAGGACGTAAACCTAAAGCAGTAGAGGTTGAGTTAATAGAAAAACTAACCCCACTTGAACCGTTAGCACACGAAGCATTATTGGAAGGTTTAAAGCGAGGTGATTTTAAATACGTACAGTTGTTTTATAATTACTATGCAGGTAAACCACGTGAAACAAAAGACATTACCATAAACGAAGACTTACCCCTTTTTGTAGATTAGCGATAACCTAAACGCTATTCTGCAACCTTTATGCGAGTAAAGAAAACAAAAGCACTTGAAAAGTTAAGGAACTTAAACCAACGTATAAGAATCGTTAGGGGTGGTAGTAGTGCAGGTAAGACTATCTGCATATTATTGATTCTAATAGACTATGCTATACGAAACAATGGTTTATCTATATCTGTAGTTACAGGAACTGTACCTGCTTTAAGAAGGGGTGCATACAAAGATTTTATCCAAATAATTAAAGGACTAAACAGATACAAAGAAAGTCAGCACAACAAGTCTTTAATGAAGTACACCTTTACTAACGGAAGCTACATAGAGTTTTTTAGCACAGATGACAGTAGTAAGTTAAGAGGGGCAAGAAGGGATTTACTATTTATAAATGAAAGTAATACTATATCAGGGTTTGATGCTTATCAAGAACTTGCTATTAGAACATCTGGAACTATATGGTTAGACTACAACCCTACAAGTTTGTTTTGGGTAGATAAGGAACTGATAGGACAACCTGATACAGACTTTATAACGCTTACTTATAAAGATAACGACAGCTTACCTGAAAGCATAATAAAAGAACTATTAAAAGCAAGACAAAAAGCTAAAACATCAACCTATTGGAAGAATTGGTGCAGAGTTTATTTAGATGGTGAGGTAGGTAGTTTAGAAGGTGTTTGTATTCCTGATTGGAAACAAATAGACACAGTACCACAAGAAGCAAGATTATTAGCACACGGTATGGATTTTGGTTATACCGATCCTACTACAATTATTTCACTTTACAAATATAATGATGCTTATATATTTGATGAGGTGTTTTATAAATCTAATACTGTTTTAAGGGATGTTAGTTTATTTTTAAGACAGAATAACATTACGGAAAATATCATTGCAGACCAAGCAGAACCCAAGAGCATAGAAACCTTGCGAAGGGATGGGCATAACATCTACCCCTGTACAAAAGGAAGGGATAGTGTTAACTTTGGAATTAACCTTATAAACCAAAACGAAATATACATAACCAGCAGAAGTAAGAACCTAAAACGTGAATTACAAGGATATGTATGGGCAACAGATAAAGATGGCAACACACTACCTAAACCAACAGGTGAACACCCAGACTGCATAGACGCAGCACGATATGTATTAACAGATACAATAAGCAACCCACACAAAGGCGAATATCACATTTATTAAAAATATTTTGTTTATTATTTGTTAATTAAAAAAAAAGTTATATATTTACATCATAAAACAATAACACAATGGAAAATTTAAATACTAACTTTTGGAATCACGAATACAGACACGAAATGAGGGGATTAAAACCCAATTTACAAATAGAGGTTAAAAAAACTTTTGAAGAATTTGATCTTAATTTAAATGAAAAATCTGATTTACATTATCAATTAATATGTGAAATAGTAGGGGATTATACTATTGAAGGGGAAAATAAAAACGAAAGGATTGCAAGGTTAAATAAATCATACTTAAACTTTAAATTTTAAAACAACAGGGGGCAGCAATGCCCCTTTTTAAATACAATAATATGAAACGAATACAAGACAGTTACGAATACAAGATGGTAAAACAAATTACATCTAAAGAAAACAAAAGGGCTTTAAAGAAAGCTACAAAAGAAATGTTTATATTTATGGGTGCAGCCTATGTAGGTATATTTGCATTTGTTAAACTTGTTTTTTGGATATGGCTTTAGATCAAGACTTTTTTAGACCTTGGATACACAGGAAGTGGTGCTGGGATAACGGATACTTTGTTGAGGTAAAACCTACTAAAAGGGGTGATTCACCTAAATGCAGAATAAATCTAAATATACAAAAGAACATACAACAAGGTACAGAAGAATACAAGCAAAGCAGTATGCAGCTTGGTAATAAAATAGATGACTTGTACGCATATATGTATAATACGTTTAAATAGTTTTTCATTTGGTTTGTTTTAGTTAGGGGTTGCAGTAATGTTGCCCCTTTCTTTTTATACATAAATTAGCAAATCTTATTGTATT